CTATCATATACTTCTGCTTGGGTACTGCTTAATTTATCACCTAAATAAACATTTACTTTTAGAGATTCATACGATAAGTCTAATATTGTTATATTTGCATCTAGTTCAGGTCTATAATCAGTATATAACGTGTCAAAGAACTCTTTAGACTTACTACGTATGAGCTCTTTTAAATCAACTTTTTTCCCCATCTTAATTCACCGTAGATCTATAAAGATCAAATACACGTGAGATATGCGATGGTAGAGTATTCTTAGTAATATACTCTATTTGAACAGTATTAGCACCAGCATTACGTTGAGATTTAACTGCCATATCATTCTTCAAGTAGTAAGATAATAGATCCATTACTGCAACTTTTAAATCTTCTGGTATTGGATCAAATCCAGCAGTATATGTAACTTTATACCCATTAATCTTTTTTGGGAATCCAGTAGGTACTACAGAAGTTATATGCCCATCTTCTGAATCAACTACAAAATCAGTGAATTCTACAAGGGGTGTATATGTAGCCCCATAGTCATCTGAGTACTCTACACTAGATAGTGCAATTAGAGGGTATTCAGACATTACTAGTTTGGTAGTACCTCCAGCATATACCTCTACTTTTGCATCATCTACATAATCATTAAATGCTCTAGCACATATAGTTTTTGCTAACTGGCTAACTCTTGGAATTAGAGCATTAATTTGAGTATCTTGTGTTGTACTTACTATTCCTGCGTATACCTTATACTCAGCTAGAGTAAATAGATTTAACCCCATGTGTTACTCCTTGTATTCTTTTATAAGGGTTCATTAAACCCTTATAAAAGAAGAGGGCCTAAGCCCTCAACTTTAATTACTTAAGACCAACGTAGAGTAGAAATACCCATACCATTGACTGTAGACAATTGAGTCATACCAGTACGTAGAGAAGCTACTAAAACTTTACGTTGTGTTTCAACTAGATCTTGTGTATCGAAACGTAGACCACGTTGATTTCCGGCGATAAAGTTTGCTGGAGCAATACAGAAAGCACCAATATTAGTAGTTGCAGATGCAGTACCACCAGTTTTGGTTGGGAAAGCATCAGAAACTAGAACTGGAGTATTACCAAGTGAACCTACTTGACCTGTTAGTAGAGTTGCTTGAACACCGACCTGATTCATTGTCTGGAATGAAGTATCTTCAAGAAGATCATAGTATATTTCAGTAGAAACAACATAAACTAGCTCGGCTGGATCAAGACCCCAATATCCTAGATCTTTACGTAGTGCACGTAGGTTAGCTATAGTTGCTGCACCAGTACTAGTAGGAGTTACAACTGAAGTTGCGTCATATAAAGACATACCTTTAACTGGATCAGCACCAGAACCTGCACCTAGAGCAAATGCCTTATCCACAGCACGGGCTACACGGCGAATCATTGCATCACGGATGATTGGCAGAAGTACAAGTAGTGCATCTTCTTCTTCTTCATATGCCAGATATTCCATTGTAGCAACTTTATATGCGTTCAATGTAATTTCTTTTAGTTGGTGAACTTGAGCAGCACCAGGAGATGCAGTAGTACCGAATGAGCTATTAGCCATCCAAGTTGCTAAACCTGCTTCTGGATTAACTGGGATAGTCATAACGTTGGTTTGCATTGCGATCTGACGGACCAGAGGAGCAATAACTAAACGACGACGAATTTCCGATTCCATTGTTAGAGAAACTTCTAGTTCCCATGTTGCAGAAGCCTCATGAGCACCAGTCTTTTCAATAATACTACTACCAAACTTAGTACCACCCAATGATTTACCCATGATTTTTGCAGCAAGAACTGCTTTTTCACGTTCTTCATAAGTAGTAGCTTGACCAGCATCTTTATCAGAGAAGTTCATCTTGCTTTTTTGGATAGCAGCAAGTTCTTCTGTCTTTTCACGAATTGTTGCTTCTAGACCAGCTAGGGCATCTTTAGATGCTTGTTCTTGTGTAGCAATACGTGTTTCGATATCTGTAAGAAGCTTCTCTGCACCTGATTGGCCTACTTTAATAGCAGCAGCAATCTTGTCATTGATTTCTTTTTCTTCTTTAGCTGCTTTTTCAGCAGCTGCTTTTTCCGCCAATGCTTTTTCAGTTACAGCAGCTACTGCTTTGGTTGCAGCATCTTCTGCGGCTTTAGCTAGCATTACTTCTAATTCTTTTGGATCCATATTCCATTCCTTTTTAATTGGGTCAATTTTGCTTGGCTCTGAGGACTCTAGCCCTTTAGCTGATTCGCTTTTCGCTGCAAATTGACTTTTAAATTTACTATAATCCTCGTCAGTTTCAAATGACTTGGAAAGACTAAATATACTATCTTGATTTGCTGGGACTGATACTACCGAGATCTCTAGAAGTTCTAGCTCTTTGATAACAAACAAGTCTGTTACAGAATCATACATAGCATCTTTAATGATGAATCCAACACTAAATGCGGTTAGTACACCATCTTTTACTAAGTTAAAAACATCCTCAGCAGCTGCTGAAATACGTGCCTTAACCCATAAGCCTTGCGCATCCACTCTATAATCTACCATTCTACCAATAGGCTCGTCGTGGTCATGATAAGCCAAAATAATAGGATTTTTTAAGTAGTTTTCAAGTGCTGTATTCCAAGCAGGCATTGGGATAATATCACCAGTTCTATCTACACTAGTAGTATTTGCGTACCCTTCGATATTGATAGAATCAATGGTGTCTCCTGCTTTTGGCAGGGGCATATCCTTCTTAAACTGAGAGGTAAGATATAAAATCTTATCAGTTACCTTCATAATACTCCTTTACGGTGCTGAGTTGCCGTCATTGGGACTAGGAGGTGCACCACCAACTCCTGGATTTACTGCTGAACCGGCTATATTAGCTGGAACTCTTATCTGATCTGTACCAGCTATTTTTTCTAGGCGTAATGCTTCTCTAGCTTCTGCAGGTGTTTCAATACCTCCATTTACTAAAGAGCTATGATACGATGCGATATCTTTGATATCTGGCTGTAATGCTGATACTGTTGTAGTTACTACTTCAACATCATATCCAAAATATCTTTCAATTCCAGATACTAATTTACGTGCAATTGGTAAGACTGTTTCTAAATAGAATAGCCTTAAATTTGGAGAGATATTGGCATTATTTCCACCATAGATAAGTGTCTCTGGTACTCCTAGGGCTAATAGAATTTTAACATCGTGAGTTCTAATAGAGTTATCGAAGTCCATATCTTTAAAATTGGCTTCACCAATATTCTTTAATTTTAAACCACTATCAAGTATCATGGGGCGTCTAGCACCATTCTTTACATTATATTTAGTAATCCAATTCTGGATTGTTCTATCTTTAGCAACTTGGCTAAGAGTATTGTCAGTTTCAATTACTAGACCCGCTACAGCTCCATTCTCAAAGAACTGATCCTGAAAAGCTTGCATACGATAAAGGGTTTTAACTGTTCTATCAGCTGCCATTAATCTACTAGAGCCTCTATACACAGAAGTACTACTAATCTCTTTAATGTGTATAATTTCATCAGGCTTAAAGTTAGTTATATTATTATATGTATAACCTTTAACAAATGTCTTAGCGTCTGGTAATACTACCATTTTATTAGCTGGTAGATGGTACATATAGGCTCCATCGTAGTAGATAAATATATTACCTTCTAAGATGAAGTCTGTGAATAAGTGCGTTCTGAATTCTTGCGCTGATTGATGCGGATTAGGTTTAAAGTTTAATAGGTTAAATAAGGCTTTTTGTTTTACACCTATTACTGTTCCCTCTAGTACTTTATCCTTAACATCATAGTCTAAGCTAGCGCAGGCATTAACTACCATACTAACGGCTCGGTTAACACTTTCTAGTTTATCGTGAGCCTGCGCGTATGTAACACTTGAGTCAGTAGGTACATTACTACCTGCTGACCATGCAATAATTTCTTGAGCGGGATTAGCTTTAACCCAGCTGATTGGATTCCACCAACTCATAGTATTCCTTTAGTAGAAATTGCTAAAGGCTCCGGCCTTCTTTTCGGGCGCTACGCCAGAGAACTTATCCTTTTGTAAACCAATCCATCTACTCTGCTTAGTTGCCGTATTAAGTGGAGGTGCCTTTCCAAATATCCCATGTAATTTAACATGGCAAGTATTACAAAGGGTATACACTTGATCGTACATTTGTGAGTAATGGGTGTTTATAAACTCGTCTCTAATTGCTAGCACATCCTCGTCTGTTTCAATACTATACCCAGTTTTCTTTACCCATGCTTCTAGCATTAGAGTTACTGAATTAGTATGATGCAGCTCTAAATCTTCTGTTGACCCGCATATTTGGCAGGCTGGTTGCTTAATATAAGCGGCTTTAGCTCCGTCTCTAATCCATTTCACTGGAATACGTTTGTTAGCCCCTGTATTAGATGCCATTTTTTAAGCTCTTATCTTTGATTTATAGGATATTATCTCATAGATGCAAGCATAAGTCAAGGATAAAATTTTTTATGCTGGGCCATAAAATGTAGTATTTACTTTTACTTGATTGTGGTGGCAATGTTTGGGTATAAAAAAACCGCTAACTATTAATAGTTAGCGGTTTTATTTACTTCTTAGGTTTAGGTGTTGGATTCTTACCTGGTTTTGGTTTACATGCCATATGTTTTCCCTATAGATTAAAAAGGCGTTCAAACCAGTTACGTGATTTAAGTTTACGTAACTCTCTCTTTAGATCTAGTACTTCTGATTCAAGTTCTGATACTAGATCTTCAGATTCTTGTAATGCTGTACCTGATACTATACCTGCTACTTTTCTCTTATACTCTCTATTAGTATTTTCTAATTCTTTCTTTAAATCGCGTATCTCTATTGCATTATTATAAATGGTTAGACAGTGTGAGGCAGTACTATAGTTTAGTAGCTCTGGGTGTTTAACTAAAGCATTATAATCACTCTGGCTAACTGTAGTAGGATGGGTACCATTTAGTATATTTGGTCCCCAATTACTATGAATGTACAAAGCTTCCATAATATCTATATGGTCTTCGTGGCAATATAGTAAAACCTCTCCTTTAGGCATACCATACTTATTAAACTCTTGCTGCATACGAGTAGCAGCTTTTCCACGATTAAATTTATCGTGGTGTTCTTTCCACCTACGATCTATATTATTACTTTTGCCAATATAGTACTTACCACTTTTAAATGTTAGTTTATAGATTCCAGAGTTCATTTTATATTTATCTTATAGAGTAAAGGAGTATAAAGCGTACCTAATAGCGTCTGCTATGTGAGACGCTTCATTATGAGCAGGTTTTTCTTTTGTTAAATTTTCGTTAGGATCCCACTGATACTGATCCATAGCATCTAATACATGGTTGCAGCTTCTTAATACTTTTAATTGATCTCTCTGTACTAAAGTCTGAACATACGCGATTCCTTCAAGTACTGCCTTCTTAGCCTTAATTGTGGCAATATCATAGCTATACGCTAGGTCGCCTGCAAATTGTGCAGCCGCTGAGTCAATAAATAGCACTTCCACGTCATTTCTAAATAGCATCTCGCTAATATGTTCCGCATGTTGTGCAGTGGTTTTCTGTGCCTCTAAATAATCTTCAATAATATAGTATATGTTATTCTCTATATCGTAGGCTATGATTACTACTGCGGTTGGATCTTTGTAGCCAGGGTCAATTCCCCCAA